GTCGTTAGTCTTATCGAGATACTTTCTGAAAGCTTTGAACAGATCGGGGAATAGTTTTCTCCTCTGATTCCTCATGATCGTTCCGATTATTTTACAGTCGGGATTCAATCCCATCTTTCGTTTGTGGGCGTCTTTGTCATCCACAGGGACGTATGAGGCGTCTGCGGAGGGCGTTGCACTGCCGAGACAGTTGATTTGCCCTCCACCCTCTTCTTTTAAAATCTCATAGCCCCAATCAGAATAATTAAAGACGGCATCTGCGGAACTATACGTAGATAACCACTGTTCATTTTGAGGAGAAGCGTCTACGGTTGGCATTATTGCCCAATAAAATAATCGCCTGAACGGCGATCTTTCCTCAAACTCAAGCATCCACCAGTCTCTGATGTCTACTACTATGTCAGGCTGAAAATCTAATAGTGTGTGTTCAAACTTAAACTCTCCAAATTGATATGTTGTATTAGACTTATATACCTCACCTTCTTGTGGATTATTGGGGTCAGGTAAATTGGAGTAAGTTTTCCAAGGTAGCTGTGAAAATCTGTGATCGTCTGGAGATGCATAAGTGGATAACTCTGCAAGCTCATATTTATCGGAGGCATACAGCCTCTTCATAAGCTCTCTTCCGTAAGTTGAATAACCCGTATTCAAAAAAGAGGCTTCGTTACAGAGTAATATCTTCTTTTTTCTATGCGTCATTATAAATTTTAAGCTTTTTTATTAATCTGTTTGTTTTTTGATCTAGTTCCCTCTTAGAACAATGTAGCATTTCGCACATTTCTTTTTTAGTGAAATTTGACTGCTTCAGATTTAATATAAAAGATTCTTCTTCACTCAAGTTGTCGGGAAAGAATTCCCATGTCTGTATTTTTTCACAGTAAGAAACGTTTTCAACTAAATTCGTACAATTCTCGTGCTTTTTATTCTTGTTTTTAAATCTTAAGATTTCATTTCTTATGCACGTTGTAGAGAATGTAGAAAACTTACTTTTGATTGGATCATAATTTCTTATAGCTTTAAGAAGACCTATTAATCCAACTTGGATATAATCGTCCAGTAAGCTTGTCCGCCCACAAAATGATAGAGCTTGAGAAACTACTAGTCCATAATGTTGTTGAACGAGTAGCTCCTCAAGCTCCTTGGTATTGTTATCCATAAGCTACTCTGCGGCCATAGCCATCTCCTCAACCTCTTCTTGATTACTATCATTCTTATTGTTGAAGAGTTTGAAGTTATTTACTCTGAAGTTAATCCTAGAACGACTGCTTCCACCCTCGTCTTTCCATCTCTGTTGTCTCGCTGTAGCGATAACAGCAATCTGGTCTCCCTTGGAGCAATACTTTTCGATTGTTGTTGCTCCACTATCCCACGCTTCAAAATCGAGAAAATCCACACGCTTTCTTTTCGTCCCGTCTTTATCTCTCCTGTGTTCTTCAATAGCTAATGTAAAATTAACTAAATGTGTATTGTTAACTTCCTTGATTACGGGGTCTGAGGCTAGACGGCCAACGAAAGCACAATTGTTCATCTCGATCTCCTTTAGAAGTTCAAAATCCTATACTATCATACGAAATGGAAAACTTTTTTGCACTAGATTTGAAAAACTTTTTCCACTATGAGGGTAGTGTCTTTGGAAGATTTTTTCCCAGATAGAAGTACCGTGTTCCCCGAATATAGCAAGGCCTTATTTTTTAACCAAGCTTCGGGGAAGAGAATAACAGAATCCATTGAGGCAGTGCTATCTTCCACAGAAAGAAAAGCCATAACATCGCCCTTACTATTGCCCTTTCTAATAGTCCATTCTCTTAATGAAATAATCTCTACTCCCAAAACAACCTTGCCCGGTTTGCCCTGTAGGAATTCTTTACATGTGGTGTTTGACGCTCCAGTATCACAACCATCAATCTTTGAATATGTAAGAGATACTCCTAGATATTTTTGCTCTTCGGAGGCTATCCAATCCGGCATATCGTCTAGTTCGTAGGGGGGATTTTTTAAAAGGTCTCTCAGATCCTTAACTATATCCTTCCTCCTTGAATTATGAGTTCCTCCACCTTCTTTCTTGGTAGGAAACAGTCTGTCTAACGTTGTCTCTAATCCCTTGTTTCCTTTTTCTGGGAACAAACCCTTGGGGTCATCGCAGTTTTCTTTCGCCCAATCTTTTTCTTTTTTAGTTAAGCTAGACCAAGTTTCAAACTCATAAAGCATTCTATTTCTAGTAATGGTATAATCAGAATTAAGCGCCCCGATAGAGATAAGAGCTATCATAGCGTTGCTGTTGATCTTATCCGATAAATTAATCAATATTCTATGCCAACTAATATCCTTAATCCCCTGACCATACTTCTCTTCTATTTCTTTTATCCCAGAGATTACCTTCTCAACCTGACTACCACCAATATACTTAACATCTTGTAGTCCAAAATAAATATTGCCGTCCTTAATGTTAAAATGACCTTTTAGATTGTCAACCTTCGGCGGCATAACTATAATGTCATGCATCTTGGCATCAGATACCAGCTCTTTTACTTCTTGTTGCTGATCTTGCTTGCCGTGTGAATGGTAGAGGTAACTGCAATAGAAATGTAGAGGAAAATGCGCTTTACAGTATGCAGACCAATAGCCACAAATAGCATAACTAACAGCATGAGATTTATTAAATGCGTACCGATTTGACTTTTCAATCCAACCAAATATTTCCTCCGCAATTTCTTCAGAAACAATGGATGTATTTTTGCATCCCTTGATAAAAGTTTTTTTGACCTCCGCCATGAGGCCCGCCTTCTTTTTTCCAATAGCTTTTCTAAGATCATCTGCCTGTTGGAGATTAAAGCCAGCAATCTCCTGAGCAATTCTCATAGACTGCTCCTGATATACCAACACTCCATATGTGGGTTTAAGTATAGGCTTTAAAGATTCGTCTAAATAAGAAGCTTCTTCGTGTCCATTTTTTCTATCCACATAATGCTGAGTCATTGACTTGCCATCAACGATAGCCTTTAAGCATCCCGGTCGAAGCAAGGCGGACAAAGCAGCAAGCTCTTCAATGTTTCTGGGCTTCAGTCTCTTCGCCCAAGACCGCCCAAGCTGACTCTCTAATTGAAAAACACCCTTAGTTCTCCCGTCACAAATAAGGCTCCAAGTTTTGCGGCAGTCATAAGATGTGTCATTGATATCAAACATAGAAGTTTCCGTCTGCAAAAGCCTTTTCAAATTTCACTTTTGGAGCGAGGGAGCGATAGAATTTAAAGAACCTGATCATCATGTTGGCCGTATCTTTAACGTCCTGTAGGGCATCATGGGCGCCTTCCTTGCTCTCCTCTGGAAACCCCATGTAATCCCGCATGCTGTCCATGCTGAGAGACTTTACGTCGGGATTGTTTTCCATCCACTGCCAAACCATATCCATGACATCTACTTTGTGGATTTTATTAAACAAACATTGCCTACCCTGTTTGTCGGTTGGCCCATGTTCTTCACAAACCCTTTGAACAATGGGCAGATCAAAACCAATAATGTTATAGCCCGCTGGGATAGGAGCAAAATAGGGTGTCTTCTTGAAGTTAAACTTGTTGACAAACTCGCCAAACTTTTTCCATACCGTTTTAAGATGCGGGGCTTTTGCAAGTTCTTTGCGAGTTTTATGCGTAATATTTAAGGCTTCCTCTTCAACCGGATCAAGTCCCATCTCCGTGGCCTTGTCGTCGTTTAAGATCGGCCTGATCTCGCTGTTAAAAATACCTCCGGGTTGGATGGTTAGCTTTCTTCCATGAAGAGCTATTGCTGCAATTTGTGTCGGCTGTGTCTTTGCTGGATTTCTAGAACCGGTCTCAAAATCGAAGACAATTATGTCCCTGTAATTGATGGCTATCTCCTTTTGTTATGGGCGTGACTATTAAATTCTAAACTTTCTCCAGCGTATAATTAAGATATTTTCTTTTTCAATTCGACGAAACTGTTGATTGCCTCGCTGATATCTTTATAGATTTGAGAAAATCTATTCTGAGAATCATCACAATGCACTTGATAGATAGGTGTTTTTCTTCTGCTATAAAAATTATAGTAATCTCTTAAATCACAAATGCTTAATTTCTGATACTCGATAGAGCATCCGTCCAGAAGTACATTTTGGTAATAATCATTCGCGCTCTTCATTACTGATATCCTTTATGATTTTCATAATTTTATCTAAGAAATTAATACCTAATACATCAAATTTAACGTGGCCCATAGCTTCTAAATCCTGCATTTCTAGTCCCGCAACTTTTTCTTCTCCATGCTTATCTCTTATCATGGGACATACATCACTAAGATTCTCTGAAGAAATTACAACCCCTGCGGCATGTTTACCCTGAGATTTATACGTCCCTTCAAGTCTTATGGCTTGTTCAAACAGTTTAGAATATTTTCCTTCCAATTGCTCATCATCATTTATATGACACCACTCTTTTAATCCTTCAGGCTGATTAATCAATGCCCACTTGATAATAGAGGGTTTACTCATATTTTCTAGTTGATCAGAAATCTCATGCTCTTGGGGAATATTTTTTGTGATAGCATTTATCTCATCAAAGCTACACGCCTGATGAACCCTAAACACCTCCTTCAAAGCTCCTCGCCCTTGAAGTCTACCAAACGTAATCATCTGTCCAACCTTGTTGTTTCCGTACTTAGATCGGATATAACCAATTGTATCATCGCGCTTCTCTGCGGGAACATCTATGTCGATATCTGGCAAAGAGATGTGGTCATCCGTGTTTCGGCCAGCGTTATAAAATCTTTCGAAAAGAAGGTCGTGTTCTATTGGATCTACCTTGGTGATACCCACAAGGTATGAAACCAGACAGCCCGCCGCTGACCCTCTGCCCGGACCCGGAAGCCAGCCGTTGTCCTTGATGTAATTTACTATATCTCTAACTATCAAAAAATAGCCAGATAAATTCGCACCCTGTATGATTTCCAATTCTTTTTTAATTCTATACAAATACGCCTGAAGCTTATCGTCCTCTTCAATCTTATTCCCGGCCTTTAGAAGACTTTTCCAACCATGACGACAAAGCTCTTTGAGGTATTCATCTTCTGTTAAATCGTTTGGGCAAGAGAACTGGGGGAGCATCGGGGAACCTAGTATGTTGTACTCCTCGCACATGCCCTCGATTAGAACAGTATTAGCAATCTCTTCTGGAGTATTGATAGCTTCAATTTCATCTCTAGATGGGATGTGATAATTATTAGAACGAAAGAAGGAAGATAGTCCAACGTCTTCTCCTGCGTTCATCTTGCTTTCAATCTTACTCAGGGTGGTCTTCATCGCGGAACAAAGAAGTAGTCTCTGATCTAGGGCATCCTCCTTTGTCGGGTAGTGGGAATCTGCCGTGGCGACACATGGAATCCCCGTGTGTTTGCTAACTTCTCTTAAGCATTCAGCTATCAGAATTGTGGAGGGGGCATTGTCTTTATCTATTAGTTGAATCTCAATAAAAAAGTTTTCTTTCCCAAAAATTTCCCTATACTTTTCTGCAAGCCTTGTGGCTTTGCTTTTCCAGTCGGGATCTAACTCTGACGTGGCCTCTTCATATGTTGAAGCGTTGTATCCAATTCGATAATCAGTAAACAGGACGTTGGCTAAGTCGCTCCCCATGTGACCACTAAAAGAAATCAAGCTTCCATCACAGTAGTCCGCTAACAAATCGAGATCTAATCTAGGTTTAAAATAGAATATCCCGTCGTCGTTACTTTTAGAAGTTGCTTGGATAAGTTTATCCCAGCCATTCTTATTTTTCGCTAAGACTACTAGGTGACTTAAGGAGCGGTTTGACTTATCTTTAATACTACATGATTGTTGTGAGAGATAAAATTCACAGCCTAAGATGGGCTTAATATTTTTATCCTTCATGGCTCCCACAAAAGAGATTGCCCCGGAGATTGTTCCGTGATCTGTGACGGCGCACGAGGTGTACCCAAGATCAGAACATCTATCGGCAACCTGAGACGGCTTTGAGAGACCATCTAGGAGGCTGTAGTGTGTGTGCAAATGCAGAGGTGTCCAAACTGGCATCTTGTTGTCCTAAAACTTAAACGGAAATTCTTCCTCTTCCTCGTAGCCTTCAAGCTCTACTGGGTCAAGATCTTTGTACAGCATGTTGTGGCAATCGGTTTTAACTTTCCAATCGTTAGAAGGATCTATGTCACCCTTTGCGTAAAAGCGGGCCTGTTCAAAATATTCCTTAGCATCCTTCTGTCCACAAATCCAAGCTCTGACAGGTTTGCCTCCTTCGCATTCTATGCTGGTGAATACATAGATGTCGGTTTGTTGATGTCTGCTAGTCTCCGCAACGCTAGCATCGTAAAAATCTAGGGGGGCAACATTTCTTTCTTTAGACTTAACCTCAATCTTTTTTCCATCTTTGACTAAGTCATAGTTATACTTTTCTGTACCCTCATCGTTACTTATAATGTCAGCTTTCATGTAGTGGGCTACAATTTCCTCTCCAAGATAACCAACAATGTTACCCTTACCTTTTCTGATAGAGTTCTTTATTGAGCCTAGGCCTTTTGCCTTAATCTTGGCTCTAGCCAACATTTCGTCTGTAAACTTAACTTCAACTAGACTGTTCCGACCTGATAAGTTTTTCATAAATATACCTTCCTGTGGCTACATCCTCGATGGCCAGACCCGTGGCATCGAACAGTGTATCCTGAATCCATCCCTGTTTCAAGTTCAGTTTCGACACGACATTTTCCAGAGAATTCCACTCCTGTTTCTTATCTTTATACTTAACGTATTGTATTTCTCCAGAGTGAGAACATTGCTCATAATTATCATAGATGACCCAATCGACATTGTCTAGCACTGACCCGTCTAATTCTTGTTTGCCTTCAGCGTCAGCTCCCACGGCATTAATATGAACGGTTGGAAGTAACCATTCGTATTTAAGATATCCATTTCTTGACGGAGTAAGCGTAGTTACTATATCCGCATCTACAACACAATCCTCTAGCGTCTCACACACAATTGTTTCATAGCCTTCAAAATTTGCGGCCATTTTTTCTGCGATTTCTGAGTGCAAATCATATAACTTAATCGTTTTTATATCTCTAACACTAAGAATTGCTTCTATCTGATATTTAGTTTGATTTCCACATCCTATAAATGCAGCTATCTTTGAATCTAGACGAGATAAATATTTAGTGGCAACCCCAGTCACGGCCGCTGTTCTTATGGAGGTTATTGATTCTCCGTCCATGATAGCCAAAAGCTTTCCAGATACGGTATCGTTGATTAAAACTTTGGCAAAGATATTAACCTTCCGCCTATGTCCTGTTTCGTCTAGATGAACTCCACACCACTTTATTCCTGCCGTAGAGCCAACCACTGCTGGCATTGCTCTGAAGTCTCCGTTTGGTATATCTAGATATATCTTAGGGGGCATCTGGGTGTTGCTAAGGTCTTTGAATAACTCTTCTACAACTCCAACACATTCTGGGACAGATAATATATTACATACTTCATCATTGGTTAGATATTTAACCGGGTGCGTCGTAGTATCCAAGGCTAAACCCCTTTTGTGTGCATGTTAATGTTGCTTGTTCAATACCATTTTTTTCCACCTCTTCCTGAACATATTGACATATACTCTTGTCCGTACCTTCCCAGTCATTCTTGCAGTAGTCGCACAGCCTTGTGCATTTCCAGTGAGATCTATTTTTTGAAATGAGTTGTGGCTTGGTATTGTTCTTGATTTGCGCGAACCTAGTTCTCAGCATATCTAGAAACATTGTTTGGTCAGATTCATCAAAGCATAGACTAAATGGACCTCCATCTCTTATGTAGAATATAGACATGATTGCTTGTTTGTAGTCGGGAAATATCTTAGAGATAGCGTAGTAGTACAAAAGAAGTTGCGGATCTATGGATAGTTTCTCGTAGGTCTTTTCTTCTCCACTAGCCCAGTCTATTCTGCGGCCAGTCTTCCAGTCTATAACTTCGATGACGCCATCATCTATCTGGGTTACGAGATCGATTGTACCCTTAATGGCTAAGTTGCCTTCCAGCTTAGTCCCGTCTGGAAGATCGTAAGAATACTTCGCCCAAGGCTCAGTAATCTCTATGTCGAAGTGAGGCTCCGCCTCCACTACATTTCTATTTCTCGGATCAAACTGGCCATTGTTATAGTGAATGGCCATCCAAGACCATTTTTCACAATCTCGAAAGTCTTTTTTCGTAAAGTCGTGGGGGGAATCGTTTGTATAATGCTCGTAACTTTTTTCTATTAGAGTGTTGACAAATTTTTCAGACTTAACCTTGTCCTTGGTTATTCTAACCCTGCCAAGCACATCATCCTTAAAGCTCTTTTTATTGTCTTGCAAAGACTTTTTAGCTCTAGCCAAGCACTCCATGACTTTATGAACTATCGTCCCCATCTGAGCCTTTTTCCCAGATACGGTTGAGTGCCCCAGTACATAACTAATGTAGTACTGCTGCTGGCAATAATCGTAATTGTTGTAAGAAGAGCTTCTTATGTAGCTGACAAGCATGTTTAGCCTACAAACTTTCTGACCATGTCTATAAAGCTTCCTTTATAGTCAAACAGTCCAGCGTGAGAAAGTGAAGAATGAGAATCCGCGTAGATTTTTCCGTTCAGTTTCGTCCAAAGCTGGCAAAAACCATAGTCTTCAGAGAGGTATTCGTTTGTATCCTGATCTATATAGGAGTCAAAGAAGTTATATAGATTGCCTGACTGAAATTGTTTTTGATCGGGGTAGGGAGTATATTTTCTTTCTGGATAAGCTTCAATCATCGCCTCAAATACTGTTCTTTTGATTAGCAAAAATCCAGTAGCAAGCTGATTAACCTCTAAAAATCCATCGTTATTCTTTGCCTCTTCATGCACGGCAAATAAACTCTTTCCTACATTTATATTATACTTGTAAGAACCAGAAAATATCTCTTTATGATTGGATTCTGAGAAATTTTTGTACAATAATTTTATTCTGTCTTCTTCAAGTTTTTTGATGGGATAGATACCTCCAACCACATCTTTATCTGCGCTGACTATCCTTTGTAAACAACCTTTATCAAAGTCAAAAATATCTGAATCTATAAAAAGTAAATGTGTACTCTCTGTATCTTCCAAAAACAAAGACACTAGCTCATTTCTGGACCTATTTATCAAAGACCCCTGCAAGAATCTTAACGTTACAGCAATTCTCGAACTAGACAAAAATTGAAAAGAATTTATTAGACTAATCATGTAACGGTAATCTACACAATTAGAATGCACTGGAGTAGCTATGAATATTTTCATTTGATTAGCTTTTGATTATCTTGGTGACTCCACCGATATCCTCTACTGGTTCCGATACTGTTTTTAGCCAACCCCACTTAAATAGTAGCTCAATTAATTGCTTATGTGTGTCTATCATTTTTAAATCTGTATTGTCTATGACAGCATCGTAATCATCAAAATCACTTAAGGCGTTTTCGCTAGAGTGTTTATCTTGCTTGGAAGATTTTTTGTTAAGCTTGATGATTTTACCGCCCGCTTCTTTAAGGGCCTCTATTTCATCTGGAAATCTGCAATCGCTAATCACAGCAAAATCAGTTCCCTCATCCTTAATCTGCGAGATACATTTCTCAGACCAAATGTCAGGCTTGATAGCTCTGAAAAGATCAGTACCTAGATACTGCATAAATTCTCTGGCTGTCATGAAATGCTTTTTCTTTCCCTTGTAACCGGGCAAGAAATTCCACCTGATAGAAATCGGTGTGTCCTTGTCTTTGTTAGATCCATAACACTGGTCTTCAGTTAAGCCAAACAAAGCGATGGAAATATCTTTCAGAGGTTTGGCAAAAGAATAGGACTTGACATACGGCCACATGCTGTTTGCCGCCCACATGGCAAACTCATAATCATCCCTTTCTACGTCGAGAAGTCCCATGGAGTCTTCCGTCTCCCCCTTCTCGTTCACGATGACAGAGTTGACAACCAATTTCCCATCGGCGGTAAGATCGAATCGATCAATACAACTGTTTATCTTCATAAGATAACCGTGCAAGAAGTTGCAGCAGCTACTTTTTCCAGACTGCTTTGATCCAGCAAATCCTAGTATCTTTTGCATTTTTAGAATCCTGTATATGGTTTTATTGTTAGCTCTATTTCTTCTATCGTCATATCCCCAACATCTTTTTTAGAGATATAAGGTGTTTGTATGTTAAATAATCTTCTACACTGCTCTTTAATTTTGTCCTTAGCATCTGATCCGGCTTCATCGTTATCTGTAATTAAAACTAAATTCAATGCCCCAGATCTTTCTAAGATTATTAATTGCTCGTCACTCAGAGAACATCCAAAAATACCCACAGCATTGTAAATACCGGCCTCATCCAGTCTCCAAACGTCGCCCTGCCCCTCTACTAAAACAACGGTTTCCAATTCAGAGATATACTTTTTAGCGTGCCAGTAATTGTAGAGACAAGAACTCTTTCTGAAACCTTTGCTGTGTATCCATTTAGGTTTTGCACCATCGGATTGACTTCTGGCTATGCATCCGATCATATGTTTGTGATCGTCATCATATATTGGAACGACGATCCTGTTGTACATCATCTTTTTAGGATTGTCACAGATTCCAATGTCGAATTTATCCAGAGTCTCTGGAAGATATCCTCTGTTCGTATAATACTGTACCTCCCTACACAGATCTTTCCTCACCTTTTTCCTTGTTATCTGACCAGTTTGTTCTTTTTTTTCTTTCGTCAAAATCTGGCTGCTTCTTATGAAGTTATCTTTATCTTTTTCTTGGGGGATGTCTTTAATACTATCTAGTTTGCAGTCAACAAAATCTAAACAAAATTTAATAGTCTCAGAGAATCCGTATGGAGAGCCTTTCCTGTGAGAAAGAATCCCTCTCACGAATCCGATCATGGTATTTTTGTATGTGGCCTCACAATTGTGGGTCCAACAACACCAATTACCCGCGAGGGTATCTCCTTCGGTGAAGATTGTTAGAGCCGTAGCGTTATCTCCACCATGTACGGGACATGCAAATGTAATCCTGTTCTGCAATTCTTCATATTCAATATCAAATAAATTCAGTAAGTCAGTGGCTCGTTCAAAAAGCTTTTTCGAAATCTGACTTAATTGATTTTGACTAAGCTTACTGGGCGTTTGTTGCGTCATGTTCAAAACCTTGATCATCTGACCGTCTAGATTTCTTAATTTCGTTTCTTGTTTTATTTTCTTTTATTCTAGCTATCTCACCGCTCATAGATATGTTGATATAATCTCCATCTTCCAGTCCCGCCCCATGCCTAGCGACAACAGGCACAAGTTTTCTGTTTCCGGTATCTTCTCCATCCTCGGCCATTTCCTCATCCGACTTTTTCTTAAATATTGTAAAGCTGGTACACAACCAAATAAGTCTGTCAGATCCGCTGACCACATCCGTAGACTCTTTTGTTATACCATCTCTGTTCAACTGCACAAACGAAAGGCAGGGGCAATCATACTGAACGCAAAAGTTATGCAGAGCAGTGATCTGGAACCCGAGAACCTGATACTCTTGAAGACTGGAGCTGATACTATCAGATGTCATGAGCTTAAGGTAGTCATAGATTATGAGGCAATTATTAGTTCGCCCATTTTCGTCTACTCCAACCCTTTGCAGTATCCATCTTCGCATCATGGATATGGTTTGCTCGAAGGGCATACCAGCAATACTTATGTAGTCGTAGGGCATCTCCTTGAATTTTTCAGCCGCCTGTTTAATCTTTTCTTTCGACACTGGATTTTTGGCGAATTTTCCCGTGGCGATATCATTAATTGATACACCGCTCAAGTTGGCTAAAATACGATTAAAATGATCCTCCTTAGACATCTCGGTGTCGAGCATCAGCACGGGGATGTCGAGTTCCCCTGAAGCGTGAAGGGCTACACTATCCCCGAACATGCTTTTGCCAACCTTTGGTCTTGCGGCCACAAGGTCTACGCATTTTCTTCGTAATCCACCACCAATAGCGTGGTCAAACCTTGTAAAGCCAGTGCTAACGCCTATCGTGTCTGAGGGATTCTCTTCTAGGTCGATAAGATATTCATCAATCAAGTCTCCCAGAAGGACAGGCTTATCTTCTCTCCCCCTATTGAGAAGGGCCGTAAGTTCAAAGATCGGATTCTCTGCTATCGCTATGATTTCATCAATGCGCTCTTCCCCGCTTACGTTAGCGATATCTTTTAGGCATTGCGCAAGCCTTTTCTTTACCTCTCTTGCTACCTCCAACTTGCGAAGTTTAATCGCATGCCGTTTAACATTCTCTAGGTGAATTGGGAAGTTGAAAATAGATCTAAGATAATCCATCTCCTTTTTCTTACCCATGTGGTCATTAAATCTCAGCTTGCTTGCCGCAGCGAGAATTGAAGACGCATCTACGCTACTACTTTCAGAAAGTACTTCTTTAACACACTTGTAAATTATTTGGTTAGATTCTACAACAAAACTATTCGACGTTAATATGTCTTCTGTATCTAAAAAAGCGTCTAAACCATGCTGGCACAGCCCTGATAAGACGGCGCGCTCTGCCGCAACATCCAGTAGTTCTTGATCTGATTCCATTTATTTAATACACCTGTCGCAAATAAAGTGATCTCTTTTGTGTATCGGATGAACTTCAAGTATCTTGTGGCACTTTTGGCACTCTTGTGAAATCGTCTCAAAGATACTTCTTTGTCTTGGAAACAGTTCTACGTCTGGAGTAGAGATATCTTTATGATCTACCCCATTGTCCGTAAAGAGGTTGTCTCTTTTTGTAAGGGGGATTGGCGAATTCTTAGCTATTCTGCCTCCGTCACTTTCAGAATCTTCCTTCTTTGAGGGGGCTATAAAATCATTCATTGAAGGCGATTTTGTTTCGACCACCTTCGACGTGGGCTTTTGTGCTTGTGGATTTAAGTCTTCTCCCGTAAGAGACTTGTATCCCAAGGCGACCGCACTTATGTCGCCCGCCAAGATTCCCTCTTTGATCTGTTCAAGCGGAGTCATATTTTACCTGCCTCTCCCATTCTTCTAAGTTGTCTGAGTATTTTAGTACCACAATTCTTATGTCGTTCGCGCAGCACCACTCCAATTTGTCTCTGTCTCTAGCTTGAGCTTTATAGAAATTGATCTTCTTCTTGTGATAGAATGCAACATATTCATAATGTTGACAACCGTGTACTTCTACCATTAAAGATCTGTTGGGAATAAAAAAGTCGGCATACAAAGTTGATTTTCTTGTATCCGTGCCGCTACCCGGCAGAGAAACTTCTTCCAAAATTTTATCGCGAGGATATAGTTTTCTAAGAAGTTTTCTGGCTTTAATGTGGTATTGAGATCTGGGTCTAGAAGAGTTTTTGACATTTCTATATTTAGATAGATTCCAAGATCTCTCTTTGCCGTCTAATCCCGTTACTTTCACAGCATCTCTTTTATGCGGCTCTCAAGTTTAGTCAGAGCTTCAGGGTTATCCTTAAGGAAATTATAGAGCTTGTCCTGTCCCTGAAACTTTTTAGGTTCTTCTTCTTCCAAAAAATCACACTGATACCAAGCTCCAGCTTTAGAGATTAATCCAATCTCACATCCTAAAGTAAGTAACTCCTGTGTGTTGTCTATCCCCGTGCCATATCTGAGCCAACTAAGACACTCTCCACCGGGTGGTCCTATGGACGAACAGACTATTTTCCAATTGATCTGCTGTCCAATTTGCTTGCTCCCAGATTCCCACGGCTTGATATTCTTTACTTCCATCCTTGTGTCGGCTTGATATTGAATTTTCCTACCGCAATCAGGAAGCCTATGAGCGCCATAGCCAGAGGTATTAGCAATGAAGTGCGTGATGATTATGACTGTAGCTCTCTGCATGGTGACAATATTAGAGAGTTTCCTACAGAATATAGCCAGAATCCTAGGAAGACCAGCCCTGAATGATCCAGTGACATCTTCGTTTAGCTCTTTCTCTGGTATGAGAGAAGACGTAGAATCAATTATACACACACATCTATAAAATTCTTCACTGCTTATAAGCTTTACGGCGATGTCTAAAAATTGTTCTGCACTTAGTGGTTCTTCATTAGAGTGTACCACCCTTACGTCTTCAAGGTTTAGACCGTCTACCCCAGACAGGTTCATGGCCTTTAGGCGACCCTCTGCATCGATGTAGATAACGGGACGAGGGTTCTTTTCGTTTTGACAGTTGGCGGCGATTTGGAGGGCAGTAGTTGTCTTGCCGCTCTTAGGATCTCCTGTAAGAATTACCCAGCTTCCCTCCTTGATGCCACCTCCAAGGGCTATGTCTATAGAGGGACTCACGGCAATTGTATCAAGGTCATTCTTTTCCTCCAGAATATCGCTACCTCTGGAGACAACGTGTCCATGTTTTTTGATAACTTCCTTTGTGGGAGCATCATCAAATTTCTTTTTACTCATCTAGATTCCTTAGCCTCGACATGTCACTCTGTTTGCCGAAAGGTTTTCTTGGTTGCGACCTACTTGAATCTTTATAGTCGGCAGTATTACTACTTTCATCAAGAGTCTCAAGCTTTCTTTCCTCTTCTGCGATCATATCTTCTAGATTAGGAAACCTCAGAGAGTATATCCTTTTCCCTCTGTCACTATTAAGAAACTTGACTATAGCCCTCTCGTCATACTTCTCCACAAGCTTATTCGCTTTTGTGACTTGATTAATATAAGTTCGTTTCCATTTTTTAGTGTTCCAAAACTTGTAGGCCAGAGAACCTTCGTTATTGTTCTCCGCCATTCTCTGACACATAAGTTCGGAAATGTATTGTGCAGCCGTGCAATATTCTCCGGTGGAAGGAGATTTATATTTACTACAATCGCTTTTATTTGTGGCCAACTTCAGATAACTTTCTTTTTGCATTCTTGTTTTTAAAAATGATAAACTTTACATTATCTTCTGTAAGCTGTCTTATCTCACTGTCGGTAATAAACTGACAATCAGGGACACTGTATTTTTTAATTCGTAGTTGATCTCCGTCTACGTTACCAAAAATATATGAGTAAGTAGTGTCGTCGGAAAACATGTCTCCAGAGACGCCCTTCACAAAGAAAGCTCCTTCGAGACCGTCTTCGTCTTCAAAGGGATGGGTGAGGCCGTCTCCGTTACTGAAGTACAGCTTTTTTATATATAGATCGTTGTCCCTACAATAATCTACCAATCGAACCCAAGCACTCGGAGGACTTTCTCCCGGCCTACCATCGTCCTGCAAAACTTTCTCTCCGTTTGAAAGCTCCGCAAACCACATGGTGTTACTTAGGCGAAAATCGTTAATATAAGCATCCCATTCGGTACATACCGACATACTATTTTTCCTTCTTGATCTTATGTATTGATTCCTGCCAAGACGGACTAGGCTTTTTTCTGAATTCTTTATTTGTATCCGAAGCAGCAGAAGCGCTTTCTGTCATGATAGTAACCCCTCTCTCTTCTTTCTTGGCCATCAAATCGCCAACATTGATTATTCTTGGATCAGACTTAGAACAATTGTCTTCTATATATTTCGTTACAATAGAAGAACTTCTTCCTAGGTCTTTAGAAATTGTTCCTACATCTGACTCGACATTCTTTTCGATGTAAAACTTTTCTACTTTACTTAGTGGTCCCTTTTTACTCATTGATTAGTTCTCTTTGGGCCTGTAAATAAAACGTAAACCTACGTGTTTTTAGATACTTCATGTAGTAGTTGAAAGTTTTTTCCCCGACCTTCCTGAAAGAAAAGGATGGAGAGTTTATTTTATTAGCCTGCATACCCCAAGGATCAAATATATCTCCTATCCCATATTTAATATAGAACACATTATAATTAGTGTCAATATTCGTCCTTGTTTTCGCAAAGCTTTTGTTTGTTTCTTTTTCTTGTTCGTCGCCTTTCTCAGTGTAGAACACTTCATTATACCGAGGAGGATCGGGGATGTCAATGTCAATCTTTTCATTTTCATTTCTAGACATCTTTAATGCCCTCCACTGAACCATCGGTACTCATCTTTTGAAAAAGCTCTATCATCTTTTTTATACAATCGAATCTGTCAAAACCATCGACTCTCAACAACGCTTTTTCGCTGAGGCCAAACTTGTCTAAGTCTTTTGTTGACAAATGTCTGGGACTGACATCTCCGTTTTCCATAACCTCATGAATTTTAATATTCATTGTGATTAAAGCTACATGGGGAGACTTCGCCCCACCGAACTGCTTCATAATTCCCATATCAATCTCCTTCTATTATATACTTCTTTTGTTGATCAGGTGTCATTTTATTAATAGATCTTTGACTTTTTCTAGTTTCCTTCTTAGCCTTGCGCAACTCTTTGTTGTCCCTGTTTTCTTTTTCTTGTAGCTCATAATGCCCCATTTTCTTAGTGTTGGCTTCGGCTAACTGGCCAACGGTTGTAGGCTGCCCCTTGATTGCAAGAAGGGGAGAGTCCAAAACTCTGTTCAGCTTGTACTTGCCACACGAGGGACACTTTTTTCTACGCTTGTATTTTTTTATTGAGAGTTCTTCCCCAAAGAAGTGCTCACAGGCTTCACATCTATATTCATAATATGCCATTTTAATCTCTCTTTCTCTAAAGCTGTCCTCTGTCCCTCGACGTTATTTAAATAATGAAGCAGACAAAATTGTGCAACTGTTAGCACGATAATTATAGGCCAAGCGTATCTCTTATTCCAATGATAAAGAACAACCAATATTCCTAAAGCCGCTATTGTTCCCGCAACCTTTACGGACATAAAAAGAGAGATGTCTCCATCCTCACGCTCTATTAGGTATCTTCCAATAGGGTTTTCTTCTTCTACTATTAATATTTTTTGATTGACTATAGACCAATAGACATCCACAGAGGAAATAATTCCTATCGCTAACCACATTATACCATAGAAATATTTTTCCATCTACTTATTCCAGCGCAGATAAAATTTTTGATATTATATCATTTCTAATGATGTCACTGAAATCTAACTCCACAACAGAAACACCTCTGATGTCGCTTAAGACTTCAAGCCAGTGCTCCAACGCTCCTCTGAGGCTGTGAGGCAGGTCAGACTGCTCCACGTCTCCATTGATAACGCACTTAGATCTTCTGCCAATCCTTGTTGCGAACATTTTCATCTGTTCACGAGTAGCGTTTTGTGCCTCATCTAAAATGATAAACGACTGATGAAAGTTTCTCCCCCTCATATATTCAAGGGGGCAGATCTCAATTGTACCATTATTTTTGTGAGCTTCAACTTTTTCACGAGAAAGATATTGGTTCATCTCCTCTAATACAGGAACCAAATAGGGATGAACCTTCTCCTCAAAGCTTCCGGGTAAAAATCCAAGGCCTTTTCCGGCCTCCACTATTGGTCTACTTATAACGATTCTATCTACTTTTCCTTCGTCTAAATATTGACAAGCAAGGCCAACAGCGACGGCAGTTTTTCCACTCCCAGCAGGACCATCACATATAGTAATGTCCGATTCAATCATAGCCCTTATGTAGGAGGCTTGATTTTCGGTCTTTGGTTTGAGTATTTTTTTGCCTCTAGATTTTTTCTTTGTCATACGAATTATTCACCTGACGATCCAAACCCTCCTTCGCCCCTGACTGTGTTAGAAAGATTGTTGGATTCTTTGAAAATGACATTGTTAATTTTTTGAACAAGTAGCTGAGCTATCCGGTCACCTTCCATAATTTCCACGGTCTTATCGCTAGAGTTAAATAGGCAAACTTTAATTTCACCCCTATACCCAGCGTCAATGACTCCCGCAAAAACATCTATCCCATGTTTAACAGCAAGTCCAGATCGAGGCCAAATAAGGCCAACAGAACCAGAAGAAATCGCTAGAGACACACTGGTCCCAACGAGTGTACGACCATTGGGAGGAATAGACAAACTTTCAGATGCATATAGATCCCATCCAGCATCACTCTCGTTAGCCCTCGTAGGTAGAGTCGCGCTATCGGCCAACTTCTTCACTTTAATAATGTCCATGGTGTAGTTCCTAAGAAATACTAAACGTATTGTAATTTTTATATGTGTAGGAGGCTTCTACGTTTCCTCCTCCGGCATCTCCACCTGAGCGACTAACGTCTCCTAATGCGTTTCCTGAACCCATGTCAAAGGTAATGTTAGATCCGTTGGCGTTAAGAACAACTTTTATTTGCTCGCTGCTAGGGGTGTTGGTAAACGACTGAGCATTTATATCACCGCTAAAGTCTTTGGCCGCGACAACAGTGTTTAATGTCGTAGTAATCTCTACCGGCAAGTCTAAAAGCTTGTATCGATTTGCTTGTGAGGCCGAAGATACCCCTTGTCTTTTCCCAAGATCTAAAATTTCTCTCCTGCTTAGATCAAAAGAAATGCTAATACTTTGCAAAGCCCCCTGAACTTCAGATGGAATTACGGATGATGCAACGCTATAGTCTTCCCTTTTTGAAACATTCGCATCGTGCGGGTATCCGAGTTCCCCAGTTGAAGCGAAAGTTCGGATTGTGGACCAATCTTTGTTATGTCCCGTAAATGTAATGGACTCCGACACCGGCCCATCGATATTGAATTCGTAAGACACAGATGAAATCTGTAGATACGTTAGACTCAGTTCCGCTTGAGTTGATGCACTTAGAGTGTCTATCTGATCCCCTGACTCTTGTCCAACCAGTAAAAGTACATCATATTCTGTGGCGTGTGTGGCGTCAGCCAAAAGATCTCCCCCAGAAGACGGGAAAATAATATCACTAGTGGAAGCTATAATTCTTTCTAAAGAAACTTCAACAGTGGGCTTGCTTTCTAGAATTGAAATAGGGTCAGGTTTACCTAAATCTTTAATCAGCCTTTTTTCTACCGAAGTGTTAATGCCAACGCTTTGAACGCCTTTTACTACGCTGGATGCGCCTAAAGTTGAACCAGCAGCGCCTAATAAAACAGCCTGAGTGGCATAAAAAACTCGTTTATTACTCATATCTCACAAGCTCCACCGGCACATGCTATTTCTTGTTCAGGGGTTGTGTTATCTTCTTCTTCAATGCATTTAGTATAATCTACTGATTCGTAAGATCTCTTAACGTCTACCCACTCTTTCCAATTGTACACATCTTTCATGCAATAAGAGAGTCTCTTTACGTCTCCGTCCATGTACTTGTCTGCAAAACGAACACATCTGTCGGTCCAATCTTTTTTCCCGTTGCCTTTGACCTTAACTCCTAGCCCGAGTAAGGAATCGCAGGCTGTCCACAGATTGTCTTCCCATAGATTGAGGGCGACCTCTATCAGTCCGCTCACAAAAACAGCCCCATCTCCGTAATGAGACACCACCTCGCTAGGAAGGTATACTGTTGTAAAGGGCGCTTGAGGATAATCCTTATCTCCGCTGACTGGGAGTAGAGACACTCCACAAAAGTATCTTCTATTTTTAAAAATGAAGTCAGTAACCTCATCCCATTCTTCTAACTTAACATTGATCGTATTGGATACATTGTGTTGAAGGAATTTTTGAACACAAAGCTCTTCATTTCTTCCTGTCATGACCCAATTCTTTTGAGTCAATTTAACACAGCCTAGAAGGTCAATCGCCCCCACTTTGTTTTTTAGTTTGGCTCCGTCTGGAACTTCTATGCAGAAAGAAACCACGTCATCGCTGTCATTAGCAGACCATACCGATTCTTCGCAAGCACGGGGGTTTATCTTTTTGAAGTGCTGGTATATGTTTTCCATCTTGTTGGCTTGTACACGTCTAATATAACGTTTGGCGTGATGGGGATGAATGCCGGAACTAGTACCAAGGATACAACTGGCAGTACCTTCGGGCTTTACGCATGTCGTTCTAGCCGCAACATTAATTCCGATTTTTGCCGCAAGCTCTTTATTTGTCTTCTTAACAATTCTAGCTCCCTCTCTCTGTGTGGCAGGATCTAGACATAATTCGTGCTGTTCCATTATTCCCGTCATGGAAACGCCAAGAAGAGCCTCTTTTTTTAGGATTCTTTCTGTAACCTCTCCAAGATATGTCATCTCAGTAAAGCCAGCTTGAAGAGTTCCTATGATGGCTGCTGCTTTACAAGACTCTAGAAATTCTTCTTTGGTCTTTACCTTTGCGCAATTGATCGTGCTTAGGTTGCATGCTTGCCAACCGGTTTTTCCCGTTACTTCATCAACAGGATAAAGGCCAATTTCAACACAGGGATTTACGATAAGCTCTGTAGAATCTGACCAAACAAATCCCGGCTCCCCAAACTCTTTGACCGATTCCATCAATGCAGCAAATTGTTCAGGAGTGGTCTCATCACGAAGTAGGAGAGCAGAATTATTAGAACGGCCACGTTGAGGATTATCGTGAAACCAATTACCAGTTTTTGCGAGTGCCATCTCCTCATCATCTGGCGAAAAGAGGCAAATGGTAGCACT